GGGATTTACAGGTAGCAGCTGGCATAAAATCGTGGTGCGATATTTATAGGCCAAGGCTTGTCTGCTTTGATCGCTATGCTACTCAGTCTATCGCTGATCGTTTGATTCAAAGCGGCGTTGTTTGCGCCGATGTTTCTGGTCAGCAGTTTTATCAGGCTTGTGGGGATTTACTCAATGGCCTTGTATCGCATTTGGTAGTTCATAATGGGCAACAGACCCTGATTGACCAAATGAACAATTGCAGTGCTAAAGTTTCAGATTCCGCGTGGAGAATCGTCAAGCGCAAAAGCGCAGGCGACATAAGTGCTTGTATTGGACTTGCCATGATTGTCTCAAAGCTAATGCTTCCAACACCTAAACCACAAATTATTGTTTAGATAGTTTGTGGCGTGTTGTTTAATTACTTGACAAATGCTATACTCTGTGTCTATGGGTATATTTTCGCGCACAGTGTCACCTCAAAAGAAGCAGACTGTCGAAGCACAATATGCCCCTACCATTATGGGGGAGAATCTCAATTCCATAGTTAATATGATTTTGCCGCGTGTATCTCGCAACGCTGCTATGTCTGTGCCTTCCGTAGCTAGATGCAGAAACCTTTTAAGCGGCGTAATCGGCGGCCTTCCGTTGAATATGTATAGAATTTCAACTGGAGAAGAAACTGGCAATCCAGTCTGGTGTAATCAACCTGCACTCAATCAACCACGATCAATTACTTTAGCGTGGACCGTTGATTCGTTACTTATGTATGGCGTAAGTTACTGGCAAGTAACAGAGGTCTATAAAGAGGACAACCGTCCGGCAAGATTCCAATGGATTCCTAATGTAAAAGTAACATTTAGTACCGATTTAACCAACACTAGCGTGACGCAATATTATTTAGATGCAAAACCATTACCTATGTCTGGCCTTGGAAGTTTAATTACTTTTCAAGCATTTGATGAAGGCATCCTTGAACGAGGATCAGAAACAATACAAGCAGCAATCGATTTGCGTAAAGCTAGTGTGATCGCGGCGGCAACTCCTATGCCTACTGGATATATTTCCAACTCGGGTGCTGATCTTGATCCTAAAGAGGTACAAGGATTACTTGCATCTTGGCGTCAAAGCAGACTTAACAGATCAACTGCTTATTTAACTTCTACTTTGAGTTACAACGTTGCATCTTTTTCACCTAAAGACATGATGTATGATGAAGCGCAACAATTTTTAGCAACCGAAATCGCCAGATTGTGTTCGATTCCTGCCTATATGCTTTCTGCCGAAGCTAACAATTCAATGACATATGCCAACGTCCTTGACGAAAGAAAACAATTTTATTCTTTATCCCTTGCGCCTTATGTCTGTGCAATTGAGGACAGACTTTCAATGAATGACGTATGCGCAGCAGGAAGCGCAGTTCGCTTCGATGTAGATTCTTCCTTCCTAAAAACAGACCCAATGGAACGTTTGCTTGTAATCGAAAAAATGCTAACACTTGGTTTGATTACTATTGAGCAAGCTATGGAAATGGAAGATTTATCACCTAACGGAAGTAATGGTATCCAATGACAAATATCCTCACTTTCTCGTCTGAATTGACAGCGAACCTAGAGGAACGCACAATTTCCGGCAAGATAGTTCCACAAGGTACAGGAGAAGTTGGTAACACTTCTGCTGGTAAAGTCGTTTTTGAGAAAGGCTCAATAGCCCTTCCAGATGATCCTAAAACTATTAAGTTACTTAATCAACACGATTCAAAAAAACCACTTGGAAAAGCAACAGCATTTATTGAGCAAGCAGGCGATGGAATTTATGCATCGTTTGCTATTAGTCGCTCTGCAAGGGGTACAGAGGCTTTGATTCTTGCAGAAGAAGGATTGCAATCTGGTCTTAGTGTCGGTGTTGAAGTAATTACATCAAAACAAAAAGGCGGCGTGATGCATGTCTCAGCCGCTAAATTATTTGAAGTCAGCCTTGTAACTGAGGCCGCTTTCAAATCAGCTATGGTCACAGATATTGCAGCTGAGGAATCCCCAGTTGTAGAAGAAGAAAACCAACCAACAGAAAGCGAGGCAGTCGTGGAAAATACTCCCGATGTCGCAGCACCAGAAGTTGAGGCAACGGCTGTCGAAGCTGCTCGCCCAACTGTTAGCATAACCAATGTGCGCGAGCGCGTTGCACCACTTACAGCAGGACAGTACCTTGATGCAAACATTCGCGCAGCACTTGGCGATTCAGATGCACGCCGTAAAGTTATGGCAGCTGACGATTCAACATCAACAAATACTGGCCTAACACTTGCACCACACCTAAACACATTTTTAACAGATACATTTACAGGCCGTCCAGCATTTGAAGCTGTTACACGCGGATCACTTGCAGGCGTAACTGGAATGTCTTTCACCATTCCTCGTTTATTTACTAATGCAACATCGGCAGATACAGCACCAGCAGTTGCAGCTGTAAATGAAGGTTCAGCAACAACTGAAACTGGAATGACTAGCCAGTATGACACAATTTCTGTACAAAAATACAGTGGCCTCAACGAAGTCAGTTTTGAGCTCATTGACAGAAGTTCTCCTGCTTTCCTAGATTTACTTATGACAGAACTTCGCAAGGCATACGAGAAGGCAACAGATGCGGCCCTCATTGCTAAATTTACTTCTGCTGGTACACAAGCAGCAACAACAGCAGCAACAGCAGCAGGATTGCAATCATTTATTGCAACAGAAACAGCGGCTGCATACAAAGGAACTGGTGGCTCATTTGCCAACAAGCTAGTTGCCTCAACAGATCAGTGGGCAGCAATCATGGGTTATGTAGATGGTTCTAACCGTCCACTTTACGCAGCAGCTCAGCCACAAAATGCTGCAGGTGCAGTATCACAGGGTTCAACAGTTGGTAACGTACTTGGTGCAAACCTTATTGTTGATCACAACATTACAACAGCTGGCGTCATCGACGATTCAGCATTCCTCGTCGCACCTGCTTCTGTGTACACATGGGAATCCCCAGCGACAAATCTAAGAGTTAATTTGCTAGGTACTGGTCAAATCCAGATTGCACTTTACGGTTATCTCGGAATTTACGTTGGAAAATCAGGTAAGGGCGTTCGCCGTTACAACCTTACTTAATAAGTAAGAACCCTAAGTCGCTTGAGGGGGCTACCAGAGCCCTTGTAGTCCCCTCAAGTCTTTAGAAAGGATAACAATGAGTACAACGACAGTTGCAGAATTAAAAGCAGCACTTGGAGTAGGCAGTCTATATTCAGACGCTACAATTCAATCTGTTTGCGATGCCGCTGACAATGCCTTGTTGCCTTTTCTATGGAAGAACGATGTACCAATCATTGCTCACAGCAGCGAAACAGCCACAACTGGAACTCTTTATTTTGACCAAGATATAAAAGACATTTTTTATGTGGGTCAATCTGTAACTATTGCCAACGCTGGAACTCGCTATAACGGCACAAAGACAATCACGGGCGTAAGCCAGTATTCATTTACTCTTGCAATTACATCTGGAACAGTTAATCCTTATCACGAAATCAACCCTTACGGATTAGCCTCAGCTGAGACTTACACAGACTACACAGCCATTCCAGCAGTAAAGCAGGCAAGCCTTATGATCTCAATAGACATTTGGCAAAGCCGCCAAGCCCCAGCGTCAGGTGGGGTTTCCATTGACGGATATACTCCAAGTCCTTATCGCATGGGTAACACTTTGATGGCGCGTGTGCGAGGATTGTTAGCACCATACCTTGATCCTAGAAGTATGGTTGGCTGAACATGGCAGCGATAACTACACTTCGCACAACTATTGCGGCGGCACTTCAGGACGATACAAAATATTCAATTTTTTCGTTTCCACCTTCAACAATCATTGCGAATAGCGTTGTCGTAGCTCCTGCTACTGGAGATTACCTAACCCCTAACAACAACCAGTACGCAACGATTAGCCCAATGGCTCATCTTGAAATTCGTATGTATGTACCTTTGCTCGATAACCAAGGCAATCTTTCTGGTATCGAGGACATGATGGTTGCAGTCTTTAACAAGCTAGCAGCATCAACCCTTAGTTTTAATGTGGGCTCGGTTACAGGTGTTGGCTCTCTTGAGACAGCAGCAGGTGACTTTTTAACCGCCACCTTAAATATCTCAATACTCACAGAATGGAGCTAGACATGACCGATTCATCAAACGCGGCTTGGCTTGAACGTATTGGTCAAGTTAAGCCAGAAGTGACAAAGCCAGCAACACCGACAAAGAAGGAAGAAGAATAAAATGGCACAATTCATCAACAACAAGGTCGGCGTTAAGCTCGGCTCATCAGATCCAGCGAACATCGACCTATCTGCATACTGCACATCTTTTACGCTCAATCGTTCATTTAACGAAATTGACGTGACTGCGATGGGCGATACTGGAGTGCGTCAAATCGCTGGATTAGAGACCAGCTCATTGACAATCGACTTTATCAACGATAACGCTTCAACAGCAGTCCTTCAGACACTCAACACACTTGTAGGCACAAACGCTTACTTCAAGGTTGCTAATGATAAGTCAGCAGTAGGATCAGCAGCAAACCCATTTTTCACAGGTCTCGTTCTTGTGAACAACATTACTCCAATTAACGGAGCTGTAGGCGATCTCAGCACACAGTCTGTTACATTTAACGTATCAGGTGCAATCACAAAGACTGAAACTGGTACTTTCTAACATCTAACAAAGGGGCTACAAATGGCAAAGTTAAAAGTTACAAGGGCAGATGACAGAGTGCAGGAGTTTGAAATAACTCCCGTTTTGGAATATAGCTTTGAAAAATACGCCAGCAAAGGTTTCCACAAAGCTCTGATTGAAGATCAGAAAAATACCGATGTGTATTGGCTTTGTTGGGAAGCGAT